GGAATTGGAGTTAGTCAAAAAGGAAAACACGATTCCCGATTTTTACATCTTGACACGATTGATACTGACCTAAGACCTTGGGTCTGGAGTTATTAGATGAGAAAAAACTTAACACCGAAAGAACGTGTAGCTCAAAGATTGAAAAAAATAAAAGAACAAAAGAATGAACATTGGCGTGATGAACAAGATAGAAGACATGAAGAATGGAAAAAAGAACAAAAAAGAAAGAGGAGACTCGCTTTTAGAGAAGTTTTAAAAGTACGAAATAATAAACTTAGAAAAATAATTCGAGAATCTGGAAAAACTAAATTAGATAGATTTAAAAATTATGTCGATAAAGCTTATAGAGATTTTTATCAAAGAGACGAACAAAAAGGGAAACAGATAAAAAATTTTGATAAAATAATAGAGAAAACAAATAAAAAACTTCATCCTTTAACTATAAAGTATTTACAATCAGTTAATCCAGATAATTCTAAAAAAGTTACTCCTATTAAAAAAATACCATTAACTGTAACATCTCCTGAAAGTGTTAATACAAAAATTAAACATGGTTATGGAGATAAATTAAGAGTAGAAGCTCTCCGAACAGATCCTAATTTTAAAAATCTATCTCCACCTGCTCAACAGAGGTATCTTGAGTTTATGGATAAACAAATAAAGAGTAATCAACCAATGGATCGTAGTATTATAAAAAGTTGGATGGGTAAAGATCTTTCCCTCACTCAAAAAATACAAAAAGATTATATTCAATCTAGACGACTTAAAGTCATTAATGAAGAACTTAGAAAACTAAATAGGGAAGAGAAAGCTGCGGGAAGAAAAGGTGATAAAATCAGAACAATTATCAAAGGAATTAATAAGCCTAAACGAGGGAAATAATGGAAAATAAAAATGTCTCATGAATTAAACAGTTCATTTGAAATAGATGGTAAATATTATGTCATTCCTACAGCAAAATATAATGTAGATAATATGACAAATAAAGAACTTGTTAAAGCTAGTATTGCTGTTTTTAATACTTCAAAGGAAGCAGATGACTGGGCTATAAAAAGAAGTAAGAAGTATAAAAATCCAAAAGATAAACTTAAAATCAAAAAGAAGTAATGGAGAATAAAAAACTAAATGTTCTGTATGATGCAGTAGCAGATGAACTACTTGCTAAGATACAATCTGGTGAAGCTAAACCAGCAGACCTAGCAGTAGCAGTTCGTTTCTTAAAGGATAATGATATAACGGCTATACCTGTTAATGATAATGCCCTACAACAATTAATGGAAAGTATGCCCTTTCCAAGTGATAAAGATATATCCAAAGGTAAATCTTCTTTTACAAATTAATATATGAGAAAAATAAAAAGTAAATCATATACTGGAACTGAAAGACACGGTGTATCTGATATGATTGAGAGAGTAGGCGGTGCAGGTGGAGGAAGTATAAAGACTACAGCACGTAAAGCTAGGACAGCAGTTCAAGCTAATCTTACACCAGAAGAAGAATTTGATCTACTTGAAATAGAAAAACTCAACAAACCTTACAAAGATAGAATGAATTTGGACTCATGGGGAGGAGGTAACTTACTTCTACATCCTAATAGGACTATGACATATCCTAATGGTGAGAAAAAGAAAATGCCTATTGTTTTATATCATGGATCTCCTACTTTTATTGGAGATGAATTTAAACAATCACCCTATGGTAAACGAGATCCCGGTTATTTCGGTACAGGAGAGGCCCATTTAACTACTAATTTAGATGATGCTAATTTATATGCTAATAGTAAAAGTGAGGATTTAGAAGAAATAACTCCTACTGAGATACAACAAATTAAAGATAAGGTAGGTTTCTATAAACCTTCAGTTATTGCTGTCTACGTAGCACCTAAGAAACCTCTTTATATAGGTGTATTTAGTCATGAATTAGGTTTCATACAACAACCAAAAGATTATAATAATATTATAGCCGCTACTAGACGTTTAATTGAAAAGTTACCAAAGGATCAAAGAGAAAGTACGTTACAAGACTTTACTAGGAAGGTTATAGAATCAGCTAGTAATGCAGAAAACTTCTTTACTGGTAGAGGAGGAATGTATGATAATGGTGAGGTGTATGTGGATAATCAAGATCCATATAATATTTTACCTACTCAAAAAGCAAGAATACCTGAAGAAACTTGGAGATGGAGACATAAGCCACCTGAAAAAATGGGTCAATTAAATATAGAAGAACTAGCATCCTTTATACCATCTGGAGACTTTACTGAAATAGCTAGAGAAGCAGGTTACTCAGCTTCATGTGTTCAATTCCATAAGAACCATCCTAAAGTACAAGAAAAATTCATGACAAACCCAGAAGAGTACCATGAAGTAATCTTATATGGAAAAGGACAAGTTAAAAAAGTTAAGAATAAAGGTACATTTGATAAGACAAATAAACTTTCAACTCAAAGAAATATTACTCAAAGATATAGCAAAGTAGCTTAAATAATTAAAGTATTGATTTCATTACATATGTTTAATTAACTCCCCTTATAGTATACGAGGGTTAAAAACAGTTAAACATATATCAAAGGAAAGTATGAGATCTACATTATTAATTTTAATTATTACATTTATCTTACCTTCTATTTCTATAAGTACTGAGTATAACCTTATACAAGTGTGTAAGAGAGTAGAAGGATGTATTACTTTTCCTACAGCATTAACAGAGAAAGAGTATTGTCCAACATGTGTATACGATAAAATTAAAATTAATAATTTATCTATTATAAAATATAAATCTAAAGTTATACATGAAGCTAAAAGTAAACATTTATTTGATTGTGATACTTGTTTTGCTCAATATGAAGTGAGAAGAAGATAGTATGGATAATAAATTAAAAGACTTTCGTAACTTTCTTTTTATCTGTTGGAAACATCTTCATCTTCCTGATCCTACCCCTGTTCAATATGATATAGCAGCATTCTTACAGAATAAACCTAAACGAGGAGTTATAGAAGCTTTTCGTGGTGTAGGTAAAAGCTATATCACATCTGCCTTTGTATGTCATACCTTACTACTTGATCCTGAATTAAAAGTTTTAGTTGTATCAGCTTCTAAAGTTAGATCTGATGATTTCTCTACATTTACTCAGAGATTAATTAATGAAATACCTATATTACAACATCTGAGATCAAGAGAAGGTCAAAGACAGTCCAAGGTAGCATTCGATGTTGGTCCAGCATTAGCTTCACATTCCCCGTCAGTGAAAAGTGTAGGCATAACTGGACAGTTAGCTGGTAGTAGAGCAGATCTTATCGTAGCGGATGATGTGGAGGTTCCTAACAACTCTATGACTCAAGCTATGAGAGATAAATTGTCTGAGGCTGTAAAAGAGTTTGATGCTGTATTGAAACCTGAAGGATCTATAGTGTATCTAGGAACTCCTCAAACTGAGATGTCTCTCTATGAAACATTACCAGAAAGAGGGTACGAAGTACGTATATGGCCTAGTAGAATCCCTACTGATAATCAACGATTACGATATTCAAATAAGTTAGCACCATTTATAAGTGAGAAGTCTGAACCTGTAGGTACTCCAACTGATCCTTTACGTTTTGATGATGAAGATCTTACTGAAAGAGAATTATCATATGGTAGATCAGGATTTAACTTACAGTTTCAACTTGACACATCTCTCAGTGATGCAGATAGGTATCCTCTAAAGTTATCCGATCTAATTATTATGTCTTTAGATGGAGAAAAAGCTCCTGAGAAGCCTGTGTGGTCAAAAGATCCAGAACATAAATTAACAGAATTACCTAATGTCGGTTTACCCGGTGATGGTTACTACTCTCCACAAACAAAATTAGGAGATTGGATAGAGTACACAGGAAGTGTTCTTGCAGTCGATCCTAGTGGGAGAGGTAAAGATGAGACAGGGTACTCGGTTGTAAAGATGTTAAATGGTATTCTCTATGTGACAGAGTGTGGAGGATTGCAAGGAGGATATAAACAAGATAACCTAGAGGCTCTCTCAGTCATCGCTAGAAGAAATAAAGTTAATGTGGTTCTTATAGAGTCTAACTTTGGTGATGGGATGTTCATGGAACTGTGGAAACCTATACTAAGTAAGATCTACAATGTACGAATGGAAGAGGTGAGATCTAACATACAAAAAGAGAAGAGAATAATAGATACTCTTGAACCTGTAATGAATCAACATAGGTTAGTCATTGATCCACAAGTGGTTGAAAAGGACTTACAGACAGTCCAAAACTATCCAAGTGAAAGTCAGGCTAAGTATATGCTCTTTCATCAACTGACACGTATAACAAAAGATAAAGGTGCGTTAATTCATGATGACAGGTTGGACGCTCTTCAAATGGCTGTCGGGTATTGGGTCGAACAGATGGCTACTGATGCGGATAAAGAGGTGGAAGTTCGTAAAGAGAAATTACATGATGAACAACTTGCAAGATTTGTAGCAGGGGTAATAAGTAAGGAATATGAAGAAACACCTAATGTATGGATGAATATTTAGTGAAAAAATGTGAAGGGGTATAATAACGTGTACGGAAGCGAGTTTCCCCC